AGTTTAGTGTTGCTATACCTCTCACATCAGGGCTTGCCCAGATAGAGGGGACTGAAATGACGCAGACGCAAATCACGATGCTCCCGACGCGCGACCTTATCGCGATTGTCCGCAGCACAAACCCCAACGGACGCTTCTGGTTAGAGCTTGTTTGGGCAAAAGACGAGATTGCTCGCCGCAATATTGCTCGCCGCAATCGCGCCGCCCTCTCCAAAGCTACAGGGGGCAAGTGATGCAGCCCTTCTACACAGTCGTTAGCACGCACGCCAAACTTGGCACGTTCACATACGAGAACGACTACATTACCAATCCTCTGGATGAACAGCTTGCCGCTATCACCGCGCTAGTCTGGGCTGGCGAATGGGATGATGTGACGGCTTGCTATCTGGTCGATCCCGTCAAGGGAACGTGCGTTGATGCCTTGCGCGAACTTGCCGAGGAAGTGGACGCGCGCAGCAAGAGCCTCAACATCGAGCCGCATGATGATACGGCGCTTTTTATCGAGCGCGTATTGAAGCGCACGCCTTGGTTCCCGCCGTCTGACGAAGACGAAGGCGAACCCGATCCGCGCCGCTACAACGAATGGGCGCGGCAGCAAACAAGCTGGGGGGCGTGATGCGCGCCCTCTCTGACTTCCTCGCCTTTACCATGATCCTTGCGCTAGGCGCGATAGCTTGGATTGCAACGCCATGAGTCCGTACATTGCAGAGGAAGCTATGCGCTGCGAAATGGCAAAAGTCATAAGAGACTTCGTGTCGCTGGCTGATTTCTTGAAACGCCTCCGCGCCGCTGGCTACACAAACCGCGAAATAATCGACCATGGCGGCATTGTGTGGAAGCGCGAAAAGCAACGCCAGCAACTTATGAACGCGAGGGCAATATGATCCGCGCAATCTCATACTGGCGCTGGCGTCTCTGGCTGCACTGGACCGCGCACGCACAGCCCGCATTCGTCCGCTATTACCAACGGAAAATCGCGGCGGCAAAGCGCCAGCATCGCAAAACATCAGACATATACGCGGAACTGAGAAGCAAGCGCCATGACGCGCTTAGAAAGGAAATCGGGCGATGAACAACGCAGCAAGGGAACTAACGACAATCGAAGGCGGGGCGATGCAATCGGTGCATCCTGTTACGCCTATGGAAATGCTCAACACGGCACTGACGCGCGGCGCTGATGTGACGGTGCTTGAAAAGCTTATGGGCTTGCATGAACGATGGGAAGCCAATCAGGCCCGCAAAGCGTTTGACGCCGCCATAGCCGCTGCCAAGGGCGAAATAGGCCCCATTGTGCGCAATGCCACGGGCCACAATGAAAAGCGGTATGCAGACTTCGCGGCCATCGCCCGAACCGTTGACCCGGTGTTGACGAAGTACGGACTCACCTACCGTTTCCGCACCGAACAAACCGACCGGATCAACGTCACTTGCATCTTGTCGCACAAGGACGGCCATTCGGAAACCACGACGCTTGCAGGCCCGCCAGACGGCAGCGGATCGAAGAACGCTATTCAGGCGATTGGCTCGACGCTCACGTACTTACAGCGCTATTCGCTAGTCCAGATGCTTGGGCTTGCATCTAGCAATGACGATGACGGGCGCGCGGCTAACCCGCCGATGGACGCCGCCGACCTCAAAGCCGAAGGCGAACGCATCGCCAAGGATGATGGCCTAGTCGCGCTTGGCGAATGGTGGACCAAGACACTGACGGCGGCTGACCGCAAGGCGCTTGGCCCGGCTGCGCTGATGGACCTCAAGAAAATGGCGGGGGCTTGATGGAAACCGAGACGCTTATCCAAGGCAGCGACGAATGGAAGGCCGCCAGGCTTGGCAAGGTTACGGCTTCCCGCGTTGCTGACGTAATCGCCAAAACCAAATCAGGCTATGGCGCGAGCCGCGCGAACTACATGGCCGAATTGATCGCGGAACGCCTCACTGGCGTTTCAGCGGACAAGTACACCAATGCGGCGATGGCGTGGGGGACAACAACTGAGGACGAAGCTCGCGCGTCATACGAATTTCAAGCGAGCATAGTTGTCGAAACGGTCGGCTTTATCCCGCACCCGACAATCGCAGAATCGGGCGCAAGCCCTGATGGCTGCGTAGGCGACGATGGGCTGATCGAAGTCAAATGCCCAAACACAAGCACGCACATTGACACGCTTCTAGGTCAGGCAATCCCGTCAAAGTACGTGACGCAAATGCTTTGGCAGATGGCTTGCACGGGCCGGGCATGGTGCGACTTCGTTTCTTATGACCCGCGCTTGCCTGACTCCATGCGGCTATTCGTAAAGCGGCTTGATCGCGACGACGAGCGCATTGCTGAAATCACAAAAGAGGTTGAGGCATTCCTGAAAGAGCTTTCTGACAAGGAAGCGTCACTTCGCAACATCTATGAAAAGGCAGCAGCATGACAAACCGTTACGATCTATGCACGGGCCGCAAGGACAAGGACGACAAGACGCACTGGACCAAGATTGGCGTCATGTTCCCGGCCAAGAATGGCGACGGCTTCGCGATCAAGTTGGAAGCGTTGCCGCTGCCTAACGACAAGGGCGAGGTTTGGGTTTCAGCGTTCGCCCCAAAAGAGCGCGACGATTCACGCCAGCAGACGCAATCGCGCGCAGGTCGCACTGATGATGGCGGGGATATTCCATTTTAGGGGGCAACATGAACGCCAGCGCGAACATTCCAATTTCCGAACAATTCCGCATCGTCGCTAAAAAATACGTCGATGCGGACGCCGCCGCTAACATGCTTGAAGAAAGCAAGAGCGCGGTACTCGCAAAGCTGATGCTGGCGCAAGGCGACATGCCAGTAAGCCGCGCTGAAATGAACGTGAAGGCGTCCGATCAATGGACCGACTACATCGGGAAGATGGTTCGCGCGCGCGAACAGGCTGCGCTTCTCAAGGTGCAGTTGGAATTTATCAGGATGCAGTTTTCAGAATGGCAGAGCGAAGCCGCGACAAAGCGCGCTGAAATGAAACTGTGAGGCGAACCATGATTGACGCGCGAGAATACAAGCTGCCGATGTGGGCGCAAGGTGAACTGGCGTCTCTGCGCCGCAAGGTTTTAGTGATTGAGTCCGAAAACGCAACACTGCGCGGCGATACGCCGTCCAAGGTCTTTGCTCAGGACTGGTGCGACTCTAACAAAGTCAACCAACTTGGGGATCATTCCCGCGTCGTGTTCAAGACAGACACGGGCGATATTCGCTGCTTCATACGCGAAGGCGTTTTAGACGTTTCATGCGACGGGCAAATACTGACGCATCATGTCGCGTCAAACTGTTTTCAGGTTTTTATCAAAACGCGATAGGAGGCCAACATGGCAGACGGCAGCGAGTTAATCTTAGGTGCAGCGTTTGTAATTGTTCTGGCGCTAATCGCAATCATCTACTGGATTGACAGCAGGCCGGGCCGGATCGTGCCAGATGAGCCGTATGGGGACGCGACCGACACGCCGCAAATGTTGCGCGAAACGCGGCGGATTAATCACGAAAGGCGGAAGTCATGACTGACCGATTTACGCGCGGCTGGTATGCCGAACGCCATCGTGGAAAACGCATCGCAACAGTGATGTGGAATGCCAACTACGGCGAGGTAGATGTTACAATCTCGCCCGTGTTTGATGAATTAGACGATGTTGCGAAGCTAGACGCCTTGCAGGACGCGATTGGACTTTTGCAGGCCGAATATGAAGTCGAAGCCGAATTGCAGCAAGCGCAGCATGAGGCGCGGATTGCAAATCGCAATGGCGAAACGCAATGAGCAAGCGCCCGATGATCGCCGTACATGGCCGGAAGGTTTTGGAGTGGATCGGTAAGACCGACGACCATATGCCGCCGCCGTCCATTCGCGCGCGCATCTTCGACCGATGCGAAGGCGTCTGCCACATCAGCAAGCGCAAATTGCAGCCTTGCGATGAATGGCACCTGGATCACATCAAGAGCATCAGAAACGGCGGGGAAAATCGCGAGACGAATCTAGCCCCGGCTTATGGCCCCGCACATCGCGAGAAGACCGCGAAGGAAAACAGCGACGGTGCAAAGGCTGATCGGATGCGCGTTAAGCACATTGGCGCAGATGATGAGCCGAAGAACCCAATTCCGGCGCGGCCTCGAAAGAAAGCCGCCCCGCAGAACAACGCAAGCCGACCGCTTGCAAAGACACTACCGCCCCCGCGCGCGATGTACAGGAGCGAGATATGATTGACGAGAACGCCGTTGTGAAAGCGGCAATAGAATTAGATATTCCTGACTACCGGGCGCGCGAAGTGATTGCCGCCTACCTCACCGCCGCCCCTCCCGCACCCGTGGGGGATATGGGGGAGTTGGTGAAGCGGTTGCGCTGGCGTGGCGAGCATACGTCAGACCAAGGGGCCACAACGCCTACCCTGTGCCGCGAAGCCGCCGCCGCCATCACCTCCCTATCCGCAATGCTTGCGGAGGCGGATCGTGCGCGCTTGATCTTAGCGCATACTGATATTGGAAGCCTGCCGAACGACTGGACGCTAGAGCAGATTGCCGAGGCTCGCATAGATGATTTGATCAAGTTGCGGGGTCAGGTCCGCGACACATGCCGCCGCGCCGAAGCCGCAGAGGCAAGGCTGGCGGAGTGCGAGAACGAGAATTACGAGCTTCGCCTAATTATCATGGGCGGTGAGGATGCGCCCGGTTTTGCTGGCTCCGTGCCGCTAAACACGTTGCGTGATCAGATGCAGCGCGAGCGGCTTGATATGTCTCAAAGCTTAGAGGCTTCCGCCGCAAGGCTGGCGGAAATAATCGTAGCGGATGCGGCCACTAACTACGCCAAGCATCTTGTCGTTGCCTTGGCTGAAGAATTCCCCGCCATACCTGAGTGGCAACCTCTTGATAGTCTGATCGGCATCCTCTCGCAGATTGACAACATGACGGTTGGGTTAGTTAGCCAGCGAGACGAAGCCCGCGCCCGCGTCGAGGCGTTGGAGACGGCGCTAATTTACGTCAGAGACAGCGGGCTGCTTTCGCCGTTAGGTACTGCGTTCAAAACGGTTTGCGCCGCCCTCTCCAATAAGGGAGAGGGGTGATGGACAAGCCTAGACGCCGCATCGAAGCGAAGCTGACGATCAGCGCTGATGATTGGGATGCGTTTTGCGGAGCGCTCAAAAGCATCAGGCGGGATATTTCGATTCACGGAGCGCTGTCAAAAAGTTCTGTTTCAGGCGGATATGACCGGGGCTGGATTATCGAATGCAGCGAACGCCCGGAGATCACGCACGATTCATGGCTAGCGGATTTGGATGCGTATCTAGCCGCCATCAAAGCGGAGGCCACAAATGAGTGAGCAGGAGAAGTCAGAACTTACACAGCGACAGCGTTTCGTCCTCAAGTGGATTGATGAAAACGAACATCACAGAGCGCGATGGATGCGCGAGGGCAAAACAGCTTTCGGGCCACATGAAACTTGGGACGCTTTTGAAATATCTGGATACAAAAAGCGCATCCGAATAAAGCGCAGCGACTTCAAGTCCATCCTTCCGTTTGTCGAAACGACTTCAGAGCAAGGCCGCATGTTCAAGTCAGCCCTCTCCCCGGAGGACTGATGAATTCGACAGGTGTCCAACCATAGGAGAGAAGTGAAATGTTTGTCTACACTTTGACCGAGGTTTTAGGCGTTGCTCTGTTAGCCATCACTTGCGCATGTCTATTGATCGGCTGGGCGCTGCGCCAATACACTCAGGCGAAATGTCTGCACAAGTCATTTTACGAAACAATGGCGTGTGATGCTGTTTGCTCGCATTGCGGGAAGAACCTTGGATTCATCGGCAAGGTTAGGGATCAGCGCGCCAATGCCGCCTCACAACTCAAGGGAGACGCAACATGAAATGGAAACTCGTGCCGGTTGAGCCAATAGAGGCGATGTTGCGGGACGCGCGCTCAGCACGAATGCCAGACACCGTTCCT